TCATGTAAAACATTAAGGTGACTATGAGAGACCTCAGTATCATCCGTATCTTCCTCCTTGTTTTCATAAACTTCATGATGTAGTTCCGAACAGCACATAACTATTGTGTCCGAAACTTCTTTACCGCAGTATACACAAACAACTTGCATAAGTATAACTCCTTGTTATGAAGCCGTAGGCTAAAAGACTATATCCTTTAGCCTACGGCCTCAGCGGTAGCCTTCTCTACTGTACTTACAGCTATAGCACTAAATGAAGAAAGATGCTAAGCATAGCAGTATCAGCATTCTCATAGTTGAAGACCCTATGAATTAGTGTCAGAGGAGACCTTCACTAAATTTAAATACCAAATCCTTTATTGAGGTTATGTACTGTGTTATGAATGTAAGGCCACTGTGAATGCTAATAATTAAGATCCAATATGGACACTAGCTGATAACATGCTTGTACACTTCCTTATTGAGTTCATATACTGTGTTCTGGATATACTGCCATTTCGTAGGTGCGAGGCAGTCTATATAGAAGCCATGCTCTGCCTCTATAGCGACCACCACATCAGCCACACCACAACTCTCTATTTCAGATTGAAAGGCTTCCATAGCGGTGTCTTCCAGGAAGCCACAATACATCCACGGCTCCTCTAGACGGTATCTGGCTATCGGCATAATGAATCGCCAATCTTTTTGCATAATAACCCATTTACCGTGTGTGTAGCAGAAAATGCGAGAGCCAGATTTATGTGCGCGTTCCAGTGCCATGTATTGTGAAATATTTTTAGACTCATCAACCACAGACAGCCTGCTTACGTATATGAGATTCGAAGATGTCATGTCAAAAGCAATACGAGAACCTCTGTCTACAATTTCTGAGAGTATTTTGCTGTTTCTAAATATGCCAGAAATATTTACGAAGCGTATTTTAGCACCATTGTAAATATACGTATCAGTTGTGTTCGCATCTTTGGCTAACATATTAAAGCTCCTTAGGCGGGTAATGTTTGCTGCTAATATCTACCTGCTTATTCCAACCTTTTTGGTTAAATCGTCGGTTCATCTCTCCGTGAAATTTTGACTCACTCTGCAAAGGGCTACAGCGCTTCATTTTACTAAGTACCTTGATACGCTTACCACGTCTCTTGCCTTTACCGCCCTTTCCACGGGATTTGTAATTCTGTGCATTTTGCATGGCGATATCAATGCTTTCAGGGATTTTAGATGCAATCGCAATGCTGAGCATCTTCATCAAATTATTTGATCTTTCAAACATATGGCCTCCTAATCTATTTGAGTAAATCGCTTAACAGTCTCACCATAACGCTGCACACGCGCCGTAAATTCTTCGAAACTTCTTGTATAGACTTGCTCAGTTTCGACATCTTGATATACAACTTCTTTTTTATTTGTAGCTGTATTTATTGCGTCCATAAAAAGCACGCGATACGTCCGTTGTGTTGTGTAATGTACAAACTTCATCAGATCTCCTAATAAAAACCCCAAAGCTCTTTTTAGGAACTTCGGGGTGTTTACTTACTAACCTAGACAGTTACACGGTAATCCAAGTGGCTGTCTATGCTGTACTACTTAGCTTCTGCTGCGAGCTTTGCTTCTTTTTCAGCACGGCGTTTAGCTTGATGCTCTGCCAGAGCTGCCATTGCCTTCTCGGAAACGGGACGCTTTTCAACACCAGCCTGATATGCATCCAGGAGTGCCTCGCGTGAAGCTACCAGCCACTTCGTGAGGTCAGCATTCCCATTAGTAATGCCGGTAAAGGCTTCTACGATGGCAGCTTCCTTTTCTTCTGGTTTGAGACGCGCCACGGTAGGCCAGCGGAAAGTCTCCACCAGTGAATCTTGCACTTCAACCAGGAACGCCAGCTTGGGATCATTCAGCGTGGCTACATGCTCCAGAGCCTTCTTGAGCTTATTACGCTCTACCTTGGTGACGCGACGAATAGTACCGGTGTCATATCCGTTTTCGATAGCGTCAGCGTTGTCCAGCAACCACTGTGCCAGAGCCTTGTCATTCTTCGTCAGTTTGTTCAGTGCTGCCAAAACCAGCGGCTTACGGATATGATCTTGTGCTTCGCGGCGAGTAGTAAATACTTGACCATCTACCAAAAAACCTTGTTGGATTACGTTTGCCATTTTATATATTCCTCATCTATATGCTTCAATTATAAAAGGTAGATACTATACCTACCATTACTTACACCCACGCCTCTATTTTATAGAGCTTTGAGTTCATTCACCAGANGTGTTATGATTGTATTTTCATAACCCTCTGGGTTAATTTAACGGGTTCGGCAGTTACAAGCCCCGGCCAAAACAGCCCCGAAACCGACTCAGGGTTGGCCGAGGGGTAGCCGAGTCGCCACCGTTTTCGTTTTCGATCACTCCGGGCTCAACCGAAAATTTCAGGAGGTCCTTATCTTGCATATTTCCTAATTGCATATTATGCACCCAGTTGCTTAACGCGGGTTACATTTACGGCAACAGCATTGAAGCGTGATACTGCTACAGTGGCTGTGTCATGTGCCGCTTCTGCAGCTGTGAGCCTCTCCGAAGCCTTGATATAAGCCTTTTGTGCTGACAGATGCTCACGAGCTGCTGCTTGCATCTCATCGTAGAGTTTCTGTGCCTCATTTACTGATGGTTTTTTCATTTTTGACCTTTCTGATTTATTTAGAATTGTTACTGTAACTCAATTTACATACCTATACCTCCTTACTTATCAATAGGGTCCCGCCAGCCTGAGAATCTAGGCATCCTTGGTCGGTCTTTTTTACCATGTGGAAAATGCCTGAACTTAAGTTCCTTGAAAAGAAATTTAGATTTGTTATCCCAAATATACTGCCGTTCCGCATGCTTGAGACTGCCGCAAGGAATTTCCAACTTCGTCCCTTGGTATTCTACGAGAAATGCACCTAGTGTATTTGCCGCCTCTTGACCCTCTTTTGAGGAACTTCGTTTTGTCTTTCCAAGCTCATCTTTAAAAGACGGGTTGGTATTATGTGTTTGCTCAATGAAATCGATTACTACAGCTTCGTCATCTTGGAAACGTTTCAGCTTGTAAATAAGGCCCTCATTGAACGTACCCCGCCCATGTTTATATTTACCTAACGGGTCGCGCATCATAATACCTTCATAGCCTATTTGAAGTGCTTGTGCTTCATACTCCAGTACATCATCTATCGTCTCACACAAGTTNTGAGCTACAAATGCAATACCACGAGTATCGGCTTCAAGAACCCGTTTTCGTGCAATTTCGAGTCGCTCAATAAATGGCATATTGCAAAGNTGTCCATCTGTAATATCAAACACAAAGTATGTAAGATCGTCTGCTGGTTTATCCTTAGACATTACAACACTTTGTGTTTTGTTATATACATCTGCTTCGGAGGGCAATCCAGCGATAAGCTCCCCATCTAGTAATGCAAAGCGGCTAAATAGCCCGTTGAGTTCGCTATTTGGGAGTTCCTTACCAGAACGCGATATACACTTGTTATCAATCGTGAGCATTCTAATACCATCTAGCTTTGGTGAACACAACAGTGGGAATCGCAGTCTTTCAAAGAAGTCGGCAGTCTTCAGGGGGTCGTCGTTAGGTGCAAGCATCGGTTTAAACACTGTCAATCTCCCTATATGCAATTTTAAGAGTATCACCAAAACAACTACAGGCAATTGCGATACCCTCTACAGTAATGCCCACATTATGTCTGCCTTGTAGTGGCCCACTTATTATATACAGCTCACCCTCAAGCTCCGCTTCTTCAGGCGAGTCATATTCCATACGATATACGGCAATTTCATAGATACCGTATTTAGTTAAGTCGCTTAGACCTTCTAAATCTTCAAACATAACGCGTACCTTTTATATACGTTGCCAAATCTGCAATAGCAGAACCTAATATGGAATAGTCTTCGGATACAAGTTCCTTTACTATTCTGTTCAAGTTCTTACGCTGCATTTTTGCCTCCGAAATGCTACGTGGTGTATTACAACCTTTCAATACGTCATCAAGTATCTGTAGAACTTCCTCGCTTGATATTTTGCTGCTGAAGGGCTCTTTCAAAAGCAATTTTAATTGCTTTATTATCTTCGGTATGTTTCCTGTGTAATCTGTCACCCTTAGTAGACGGATCTCGTCCACCGTTCTTACGTACAGTATGCTGTCCATCGGTTGTTCTTCCTGTATTATTTGACATAAATAATGCTCCTTACCTTACGCAATGATCTATAAGCTGAGAGGCTAATCCCTCGCCATACAAATCCACTATCCAATAGCTGTGTAGCTGTACGCTCTTGTGATGCAGCACGTGGGTTATCATAGCTCTTACAAAAAGTCTTACCATTCCAGTATGCATACACGGAGTTCGAAATTATGCCTATCTTAGATTTACGCTTGATTTCAAATACACCAATTCTACAGGGCCTGTTTGAAATTTCAAACCATGTTGAAAATATCATATATCTCCTCAATGTACTGTATGTGTCACTACTGGTTCATCTTCAGTATCTGGCACACCTGTTAGTTCGAGCATTGCACAAGCAACCGCAATAAAAGAGTCTTCATCCAATACATCGATTGCACCATTAACACTTATTACAAAGGACATACCTGTCTTTCCGATTAGAACCATTTAATCTCCAATCTCCTTACAAAGAGTTTCTGATCTATCTATCTTTTTACAGAGAATTTCTGCTCTATTTAGATATACTATACCATCCTGCGTTTTATAATCGTGCTCATAAAACACCGATACAAAACCGGCTTCTGCAATTTTGCCAGCACATATTGGGCAGGGTGCATGTGTTATATAAAGGCTCGCACCTTCTAAAGGCTTAGCTGCTGTAGATACCCGTTTTATAAATCGGATTAAGTTGTCTTCCGCATGTATTACTGTATCTAATGTGGAGAGTCGCTCCCATAGCATTAGTGTATCATCTGCTGGTAGCCAACCCTCCCCGGTAGAAATAAGTGCAGTGATTTCAGCTGCACCGCTAACCTCCCGGTGCTCTACTGCTGTTTCACATGTGTTATCGTCTCCAGGTGGTGTGCCATTGTATCCACATGCAATGATACGATTCTCTCTGACGGCTACAGCACCTACTCTTAGCTTACGTGCTGTTGATAGCTGAGCTGTTCTTTTTGCAACGTCTGCAAAGTATAGTGACCACTTATTCATATTACCTCTCAATCTATGTCAAATACAGCTGTTGGAATTTCTTCAATATACTGTAATCTTCCAGTAGCATTATTATACCATGCACCAGGTATCGGACCTGTTAGTCCTGTATAACGACTTTTCAAAACACTCATTTTAATTACATTTCTTTCAAAATCATCTGCAGCAGTCATATCACGTGCAAAAGCAACGATATCAAATGAGATCTGTTTTATAGAGCCACTACCACGGATATCATCTATCGATGGTAAGTTCCCCTCTTCGAAAGGTTTTCGTCCATTACCAACCTTACGTAGATGCGAGATGAGACCAATCCAGACATCATAAGACTTTACAAGTCTGAGCAAGTCATTCATGATCTTATCGATTGCCTCATTTCCTGAAAGCTCTTCAGAACCCTCGGATACCAAAATTGTAATATGATCTACGAAGATCTGTTTACAACCAGCAAGACACATATACTCCAATCTATCTACAATGGATCCATCTTTGATACTCCCTTGGTGGTCAAGTATCACAAATCTGTCATCCCCAAATACATGATCAAATCCACGTTTCAACTCTTCAATTGGAATCTCTTCCTCTGCTGGGTTTCTTAGCAGGTACATTCCAGACAGCTTACGTGCAGTTTCTGCAGGAGANTCTTCTAGGGATACAATACCAATTTTATCAGTTGTTGTCTCCAGACTGTGCAACATGATTTCACGAAATAATGTTGACTTACCAGCGCCTGTTCCGGATACAAACAGAGCGATTTCCCCACTACGCTGGCCCTTTATCTTTGAGTTTACACCAGTAAGGCAACTAGGATACGGATGCGATGTCTTCTCATTATAGCTGATAAGCTCTTCCCACAAACGTTCTTTGTCTATAATACCTGCAGGAATATATGGCTGAGCATCCCATATTGCATGCAGCAGACGTGCTGTACCAAATTCTTTTATAACATCATTTGCATCTTTACAAGGTAACTTAGCCAGCTTCACCTTGTCAATACCAATCATTTTAACTAGCCTTGCAGTCGCATCCTGCCCAGCCTTATCAGAATCCAAACACAAGATAACTTCCTGGAATGAGCGAAGCCAGTCCCTCGCGGCTAGGATAGCCTTCTCAAATGTAGAAGCAGATGCTACTGATATAACAGGATAATACTGCTTGTAGCGTTCGTAGGATGCTGTCTGTACTGACATTGCATCAATTTCACCCTCTGTTATGATTAGGCGTTTCCCACCACCGCCATACAGATCCATACCAAATAATGAGGTTGCTTTACCGATGATTGAGAAGGACTTCGGCAATGTTCTAATCTTGTAGCCGGTGATGTCGCCATTTGCTGCGGTGTATGGATAGTACTGTGTATCTACCACACCATTCGAATCGAATCCCATTTTAACACGATAATGTTCTACAACATGCTTTGGTATATTCCGATCGGTTATTGCAGTGCTTACATATGTACTCGAAATGTCAGCGATTTGCGCAGTACTATCCCTTCGGCTGCTCGATATGATTGTGGAGATATCACCTTTAACCTCATTAAATTTATCATGCTTATCTCCGCTTGCACTAAACCATTGACGGCAGGAGAAACAATAGGATGTTCCGTTATCATAAATCTGTCGCGCATCTGAAGACCCACATGAAGAGTCTAAGCAGGGCTGATCACGTACAGTTATTTTACCCATTTGACAAGTCACGCAGAGATGCTGATAACGACAGACTCAGGACACCCACCAGGATGTAATCAATGGTATCAAATGACTCCTTGCTTACCGTGTGCCAGAGTCCGAGAATAAATGCACTAAGCCCTATTACTGTTAGCGTTAAGCTTATTAATTGCTTCATACAATCTGTCCTTATGACGTTGAGTAATTTTTTCTTTTACAACCCATGACACTTTGTTTATTAGTCTATTGTACCAGATAGTATTGTGAAACAGTGCTTCCACTTGCATCAAGCTCCAAACCTCAGCGTATGTAAGCGTGCCCCTATATGCATATTCCTCTAATACAATAAACTCAAAGTTTTCTTTTCCATTTATTTTTATCTCCTCACATAAAGCTTTGCAGGAGGATGTATATATTCGCCAGTTAGATTCTACTCCCTTATTTTTCACGCCTGTGCCAACGTACCGCTTACAACCAATATAGCAACGGTTCGTTATTAAACTCCGTATGAAATATATAAAACCAAACTTTCCATTGGCGTTCAGCTGCTCCGTGAATTGCCAGTGACCATTTCCCTCTTTTGTTAGGCGGTGCTTTGCAGTTCTCAGGATTGTATTTTCTTTTCGGAATTCTGATTTTATACCAAGGGGTGGTGCTTTAAATGTACTTACATCTGGTACTATGTTTCCGTCTGCATCTAAAAAAACTTTCTTTATTTTCATCGGTAANTCGCTTTAAAATTTACCCTAGCGAAACGGATGCGTTGGGCATATGTAGCCTCACAAGAGTATNCTTCAGCGCCCGCTACTGGCTTACAGAAAAGTCCATAGGATATTGGGGCATCACACTCATAACAGAAACCTTTAGGCTTGATACCTGTCTCATCCTTTCTTATTGCAGCAATCTCTAAGTTATACGCAGCGGCGAGTTCTTGAGCAAGTTCATCACGTTTTGACATTATTACTCCTAGACAGGTGGTTTGAAATTTGCAGCTGATAACTTTGGTACAGGAAGACAGGAAGGCTCTGTAACTGATAGCTTCGGTAGCGGTACGCTAGTAGACTCTGTGATTGACCAGTCTGCTAATGTAAAGTAATCATCATAATTACGCTGTATATGTAATAGTTTACCATTTGAAAGTAGATAGTTTCTCCAGTCGTCTTCATAGACTAGCTTATATGCTTCAATTACGGCAATCCGAAACTCTTCTTCGGTATTGTAGCAAGAAAGAATCGCCTCTGCACGTTTAGGACCAACACCTGGCAATCCTGGAATGTTATCCGTAGGGTCGCCCTTCAATAGCTGTTCATAGAATAACCTTAGCCCCTCTTCTTTAGAGATATTACGAAGGCAATTGTCTTTCATATGCCAATGCGAGCCTTCAATCATTCTAAGATCTTTATCAATNGAGGCTACAATTGGAGTATCNCCATTTGCAATTNCTTCTGTATGCCATATTCGTAACAGATCATCAGCCTCTCGGCCNTCTGCAGCTATTGCCATCTCTTCTGCAAGTAGTAAGTCCCGTAGAATTGGGACAAATTCATTACGAAGTTCTGACGGCTTATTCTTACGGTGTGCTTTGTA